ATAAATTTATCAAAAATAGAACGAAAGTTCCACTCAGAAATGAGTGAAATGAGGTAAGATAAAATTCCCATAAATTTATCAAAAATAGAACGAAAGTTCCACTCAGAAATGAGTGAAATGAGGTAAGATAAAATTCCCATAAATTTATCAAAAATATAACGAAAGTTCCACTCAGAAATGAGTGAAATGAGGTAAGATAAAATTCCGATAAATTTATCAAAAATAGAACGAAAGTTCCACTCAGAAATGAGTGTTAAAAAGTAAGATGAACTTATTCTACTGATATAAAAGAAGCCTTTTCGTGGCGAAGTAGACTAGTACTCAAGAGTATGAGGAAGCGAATATCTTTTAGAGTTGAGCAATATATATTTAACATTTCTTTAATAATATTTATTATAAAAATTGAAAAAATATTTGTCTATAATATTCATTAGTATAATCAATATTTCTTCTGTGAATTGCTATCATGGAGAACCCGGAGATCACACCGCGCAACAATCGGAACAAGTCTCCTAATTACCGGTCCCCACCTAAGAAGTTGGCAAAGGAGCAACGTGCCAAGAAGCGATTTCTAACGCCGGATGCACGGGGATACGCTAAGGATCGGTTGGCTGTCCGTTTGAACTTTTAATTTACTAAAAAAAGTAAATAAATATTTTACTTTTTTTATTAAATTCTAACTGTGAAACCCCAACAAAGTATTTCATTATTATTTTGATCTTTCCATGTAGTTGTAACACCAAGTGTTCCATGCATAGTACCATCGCCAATTTGTGATGATCCTTCAAAATGTACATCTCCTGTATTTATAGGACATGGTGTTGTAGTATATTTTAAGTCAGGACAAAGTGATTGAGTTGTAGGTGTTAACGGAAATCCATTAAATGATGCAGTATATGTGACTGTTCCATCTGTTACAGATGTATCGAGAGTATAATCAATAATAATATTTACATATGCACCTGAAACTGGTGCAGATGGATCCATCGATAAAGTCATAATATGACCAGTCGTAGATCCAGAGGAACAATCTTTCATAATACTATATATTGATTTAGATGCAGACAGTTGTAATAGTGTAAGTAAAACAAATTGTTTAAACATTTATAATATATGTAGTATATTATTTTATTTATTTATATAATAAAATGAATGTTAAATTATAATATATATTGGTAATTAAATTATTAATATAAAAAAAACATATTAGTAATTATTATATGTCTTGTAAATATTTTATTTTAACAAAACCAACAAATAATCCTGCAAATGATGACAATAATCAAATTATTTCTCTAAATTCCAAAACGTATATATTACCACAAACAAATATTGACTATTATATGAAACATGGATTATTTGAAAAATATATAATTGAATGGGCAATGCAATATTGTAGTACAGATAAAAATATGTTAGATATTGGTGCGCATTCTGGTACATATGCAATTAGTTTAGCAGATAATTGTAAAAACGTATATGCATTTGAACCACAACGTATGACATATTATACATTATGTGGCAGCGTTGCATTATCGAATTGTCCCAATGTAACTTGTATAAATGTTGGTTTAGGATCAGAAGAGCAAGTTGGAAAAAAAACATTAAATATTGTTAGTCCTGATGGCGTCGGATCAACACTTCAAGCACGTGAAAAAGTATTAGCAACGGAAGAAGTAGAAATAAAAACGTTAGATAGTTTTGATCTTGATAATATTGGATTTATTAAAATTGATGTTGAGGAAAATGAATTAAGTGTATTAGAAGGTTCAGTACTTACATTAAAAAAATCAAATTATCCCAAAATATTATTTGAATCAAATACAGTAAATAAGAAATTATTTAATTTCATAAGAAGTTTGAATTATAATATTATTCAAATTAAAGGTTGTAATAATATGTTTTTAGCTGTATATAAAAATTAATATTTTCTTTATATAGTATATATATAAATTAAATGGGTCAAAGTCAGACAAAATCTTCAGATAGTTTACAACAATTAACAAATATTACAACAAATATTGATAATAATATAAACAGTCAAACAAATGTTGTTAAAAAATGTCCAGATGGATGGCGTTATGCAGGAACTGTTTCAACTTATATGATAAATACTACAACACCTTACACAGGTATAATACATAATGACACTTGTATTGCACCAGCAGAAAAAAAATATTCAATGACTCAAGTTATAACAGGTGATATACAACCAACTGAATTTAGTTGTCCCATAGGAAAATTATTTGTTAATGGAAATGCAAATGAATTATCTAGTATTAGTGCATCTTGTGTAATTTCATCTGCAGACTATAAAAGACAAATGTGTCCATATGGAATTACTACTATTAAAATAAATGGTGTAGATGTAGATAAATGTAAACCTTTTGCAGGATTAGCTGAATAAAATTGAATAATTTTTAAATTAATTTAATATTTTTAAATTAATTTAAAAATGACATCATTAATAAAGGATATTATTTCTAAACTAAATTGGCCAACAAAAATAAAAAATAATGTTATTATTAATAAATGGAAAGATGAAATAATTCAAAAAAAACTAAATCCATATATTATTGATCTTATTATAAAATTATTAGAAGATTATTATAATAATCATAAAATATTTTATGATACAGATGGTGTATATGATTGGCATTTAAATTTAGATTTAGATGTTACAAAATTTATGAGTTGTAATTGTAAATGTTTAATTTGCAAGTTTAATGAATATTATATTATAAATGAGGATGACGATGATCATGAACGTGCATTAAAAAATAAAGAATTAAAAAAAATAAATTTTGAATGTGATATAACTATTAAGGATTGTCCTTGTCGATTACAGATTAAAAAAAATAAAAGTGTATATTTAAATACATTTTTAAAACAAGAATATAATTTAATTGATGATAAATTATTACATACATTTAAAAATTGTGTTAGTAAATTACCCAGAAATAATTATCATCCTAATTCTAATAATCAAGTAATCGATCTTGTTCATCCATCATTATATTCTTATATTGATGGTCTTAGTATTATTACTATCGATAGTATTGAAATAAAACCAAAAAGTATATTTCAATGGTTACCTGCAGAATTTCAAATAAATAAAGATAATACTGTTAAAATTAATAGTTATATTAATAATTTAGATCAAAATGAACACGGTGAATTATATGAATGTATTGAACATATTTTTGAAAAATTTGTTCCATTATTTCAAAATCTAATAAATAAAAAATTTGACAATTGTCAGGTAATTGTTAAATTATGTGATTATGAACTAACACCAGAAAATCCATACTTTAATTCTAGTTCATGGCATTTAGAAGGAATTGCATCTGAAAAAATTATTGCTACTGGAATATATTATTATGAAAATACTAATATAACGAATAGTTATTTAAATTTTCGCGGTAATGTATCAAATCCAGATGAAATTTATTATCAACAGAATTGTGTTGAATATGTTAATATTCATTATGGATTTCAACATATTAAGTGGGATAAAAATCATAACAAAACAGCCACAATTTTCTTAGGAAATATTAAAACAGAAGAGAATTTATGCCTAGTATTTTTAAATTGTTTACAACATAAGGTATCATCATTTGAATTGAATGATGAAAAATGTGTAGGCAATAGAAAAATTTTAGTGTTCTTTTTAATTGATCCATCAACACCTATTTTGTCAACAAAACATATTAAACCTCAACAATCATTAATTAATATTGATGATGCTAAAATATATCAGGAATTATTGATGTTTCAACGAAAATATAATATTGATGAACAGAATGCATTTTATGAAAGAGAGTGGTCTTTGTGTGAACATTAATTTATAAAAAATTGAAAAATAATTGAATAAATAGTAAATTATAATAAGCATAAAATTAAATATGGAGTGCAATAGACCTGATATTTGCACGAGCGGTAAACTTTGTTTGAATACAAATACAAAAGAATGTTGTCACCATGCAGACAGACGAGATCCTAGTATTAGAGAAATATATATTGATGAATATGGTATTATTGGAAATTGGGATGGTGTCTTAAATAATAATCTAATTTGTTTTCCTGAACACAATATTGTGATTGGAATTGATTCAGATATTATCCGAGTCAAACATATTAATATTCCTTATGATATATATTATTGTCCATCTTGTCGAGTTACCATCAAAACTTCAGGAGAAATTATTAGTGAAATTAAGTCTCAGCTACCTACGCCAAGTGTTTGGGGTAATATTATAAAGAAAGTAAAAATTGCAAAGCAAGAAAAAATTGACAGAATTTATGCTGAACAATTAAAGGCTGCAAAAAAGGCTAATAAGACTGCTATTAAGAATGCTACACGATTACATGAAGATAAAATAACTTATGATTATAGTAAGGCAGTTAAACCTTCTATTAAGTAATTTTATTTATACTAAAGTAAAAAAGTCATCAATTGGATCAGAAACAGGTACATTTAGATGTAAAATAAGCCAATTTATGTAATTTATTTACATAATAATCATCATAATCAACACAAAAGATAGTATATATATCTCAAAAAATATCAAGATGAAAAAGAATTAGAAATAAATAAAAAATAAATAAAAATAGAGATGGTAAATAATACATACATGGGAACCATCAGAAATACAAATTAATATTAATAAAAAGAGAAAATCTAAAATTATATATATTATAATAAAAAAATAAAATATTTGTTTTTTATAATATTTTATTTTCAAAATGTCATCAAAAGCATCAGAAACAGGTACATTTACATGTTAAATAAGCCGATTTCTCATTTTATTTACATTATTATCATCATAATCAATACAAAATATATATTATCAATACAAATATTCATATCATATGTTAAATATATTTATATTTTACCCCACAAAAAATATCAAGGTGAAAAGCAATAAGAAATAATTAGTAAAATAATAAAAGTAATAGATGATAAATAATACATTCACGGGTACCATCAAAAGTATAAAAATAAAAACAGAAAAAGAAAATTTATAAAAATATTATAAATTATAATAAAAAAATAAAATATTTTCAAAAACATATATTTTATTTTCAAAATGTCATCAATTGCATCAGAAACAGATACTTTAACCTGTTTAATAAGCCGATTTTATCCTTTTATTTACATTATTATCATCATAATCAATACAAAATATATAATGTAAATAAAAATAATCATACCACAAATTCAAATACAATTTATTATTAGTTAATTAATATTATAGTTTTATAAATTCAATTATTATAAATAACAAACAATTGAAATTATTAATTGATATAAATACATCACATCATTAAACAATAACTAACAAATGGATAAAGAAAAAACAACCACCGTAAAAGATACAAAGGATGTATCCGATAATGAACCAGAAGAAATTTATACAAATTGTGATGGATGTCAGGGAGAAATTAATATAAACTCTTATCGCACTTATTACACAAAACACGGAGTATATTGCAAATGTTGTGTTGAAAAGTTACCAGCAGATGAAGAAGACGATGAAAAAACGAATAAAACAGAAACAAAATGATACATATTAATTTATTGTAGATTAAACTAACAGTAATTTATTATATAAAAATTAATAAATTAAACATTATTATAAATTGTTGCAACACCTTTATTAATT